CCTTAAAGTCGTCTAGTGCGTTTGACACCAATTATCTCCAATCTTGTATTCGCCGTCCAAGGGGCAGCGTAGTTTAAGGGTCCTGCCTGCTTTTCTGATGCTCTCTACTGCTAAAAACCCTACTCTTTGTGCGTGTTCTTCCTTGACTTCTAACTGGAACTCGTCATGCACATTGACCACAAACTTAGCATCTAGGTTGCTCCTGCGGATACTCTCGTCTAAAAACACAAGAGCCTGCTTCATCACTATCGCACCAGCACCCTGTAAAAGTGTGTTGAGGGCTGCGTGTTCGGAGCGAACGAATAGCCTACGTCCATCAAGACCCGGTAGGTGCCCTTTATCGGAGAGTTTGTCAACCGTGCTGCGAAGAGCCTGCAAAGCTGGCGTGTTCCTAAGAAAAGAATCGATGAGCCTTTGCCCTTCCTTGGCTGAACCACCAACAATCGACCCGATTTTGGTAGCCCCTGCGCCATAGAGGAATGCATAGATAAACGTTTTGGCTTGCGCCCTTGTAGATAACCCCGCAGCTTGCTGGTTCTTGGTATGTACATCAGTTCCCAAATCCTGCGAACCTTCCGTGACCGTTTTAACATAATCCTGATCTTTCATGTAGTGAGCCAACATACGCAGTTCTAACCCGCTTGCATCAGCACCAACCAATTTATAGCCCTTTGGCACGGTAAAGAGGCCACGGCAGTCCTCACCATAGGGAGAACCCACGGAAGGCACCTGAGCCATGTTAGGGCTGTGGTGTGTCATTCTTCCCGTGACTGCTCCGTTGGTGATGACTTTACCGTGAATCCTGTGGTCGTCTGTCGTATTCTCAATCCACGACTCAACCATAGCCACCCGTTTCTGAAGCAATAGGTATTCTGCGATTGCTTGGGCCTCTGGAATATCAACATTTGCAAGAGTTGATTCATCGACAATCACTTGACCTTTTTCGGTGTGCTTGGTCGGCTTCCAACCCTTTTCTTGGAGGCGCTTTGCGATTTGCTGCCTTGAGCCGGGGTTGAAGACCTCGATATCGTCCTTGAGTTTTTTTCCAGTTTTCTCTGAATAACGCTCGGTTGTGATTGGAGGAAAGATGAACTGTAGGGATGCCTCAATTGTGCCCATTTTATCTTTAAGTCCTGCCAGAAGTACCATAGCTTTTGGCAGATCGAATTTAAAACCGTTTCGCTCTTGCTTATAGATGATGGCTGCGACTTTGTGTTCGAGGTCGATACTTTCTTGCGAGAAACCATAGTTGTCCTTCTCCTTTAAAAGTTCAAAGTAAGTTAACTCCAGTACTTCTACATCACGCCTGCAATACTTCTCAAGCAAACCCATGTGTGGCTGGTCAAACGGTAGAGTGCTCTTCTTGTCAAAAGAGAGTTTGTTGATCCTGTGCCAGACCCTCTTGTAGTCTATCTTCTTCCTTCCTAGCCTGTTGCCCCAGCTTTCTAGGCTGTGTCCGCTTTCTCTGTTTGGACTCATCAGCCTTGACATGACTAGGGTGTCTATGCACATCGACGGAGTTATCTTCGTATTCCATAGCCTGTTCAAGATTGGGAAGTCGAATGTGATTCCGTTGTGCGCTACTACTTGTGGTTGTGCCTCTAACATTTTTAATAAAGTGTCTGCCTTGTGATGACATCTAACTTCTCCGCTTCTTAGTTCCTTTGTTACGCATAGGTGGATCTGGCTCAACTGGGAGTTGGTCTCTATGTCCAAGAAAACTATCGACTTCTGTCCAGCTTGATTCATCTTCGCTCTTCTTTAGTAATTTGCCGTCATCTGTTAATAGGTACAACGTCAGGACACCACTCTTATTTATTACGCTTGTAACGCTTATCGGCTTCATTTGCTATCCTCCTTAACTCTGAAGCTGCTACCACAAATGCCTTCTGTGTATCATCCATCGTAGGCCACTGCTCAATCTCTGACATCAGTCTAAAGCAGGCAATACAATATACACCTGTTTTATCAACTTTGCAAATTGTTTTACAGGGCGACATCGTGTTCCTTTACAGCCGTCAACGGCACTTGATAAAACAACTCACCGGCAGAAACGTACTTATTATAAATCTCTTTGACCGGCGATGTCAAAATATCTTCTCCTCTGACAATAAAAACCTTAGAACAATCGTCATTGAAAACCATGAATAGGCATCCTAACTTTGCAAACTTCTGTTTCCTAAACGGCACCTGCAAAGAATCAAAAGCAAACTTATCTTTCCAAGTATGCTTTACTTCTACCTCTACAAAAGAACCGTCTTCTAAGACAAGGTCTGGACCATATTTGTCTGTATTGTCAACTGCCTTCTGACCTTGGGACAATAGAAAGTCCTTAGCTGCATCCCTGGCTCTGAAGTCGTTTTGTCTGAATAACTCAGGATCAAACTTTTTCGGTAGACTCATTTTATTGTGTTCTTCAGGTTCATCAGTTCTGTATTAAGCCGAAATACCAAGGCATCCAGTGTGCGGTTCTCATCCTCAAGCCTTTGCATCCTAGCCCTCATCATAGCGTTCTCACGCTCTAAGTCGGCACAGTAGGCAGACACATAAGCATCCAAGTCAGCCTTAGTTTTTATGTAGTCTAATGGGTTGTAAGGACTAAGTTCAACCTCATAGGGCACACCAGACACTCGTTGCTTAGACATTTAATCCTCCTTATAAGCCAGCCAAAGGGCGAAGATAACGACAAATAACAGAAAAAGCAGGTAGTTAGTCATTTTGTAGCCATCCAATAAAGACCTACGTTAGAAAAGGCATAACCGGCATACACCACCAGAAGAGCAATGTTGCCCTTCATGCCCTGTTCTGCTGCAATGTAGGCATAGATGCAGCCGGTTACGATGATCAACCAGCTACTCATGCTTGCTTCAGCAGTGCTAGGCAGTCTTCAAAGGCGTTCATCAGTGCCTGTCTTTGGGCTTCATGGTCAGGCGAGAACTTGCCCTGTGCCTGTCGCAATTCAATGAACTCCAGCGTCAGTGCTTCCAACTTCTTATCTGCTGTCATAGCAGGAATGGGGCTGTCATCAGTAAAAATAAGACACTCAACATTACCACTATCGCCCAATCCAACATAGGTATCCACCTCCAGTTCTAGTTTCATTTTAGATAGTCTCCATAGATTTTTAGAAAGTCCATTACTTCACGCTTTGCATCAGAGTCGAGCAAGTGCCCATAATCTTCAGGATGATTAAACTTGCTAATCAGTTTAACGGCAACCTTGATCTGTGCTGTCAGTTCCTCGTTGACCTCTTCAAGGTCTTTGATGCGCTCTTCTAGCTGCTCAACAGCACTATAGTCAACGGTATCGTAGTCAGCATCGTTCCAGTAGTCATAAGAATATTCAGTCATTTCAAGCCTTTCAGTATTGATGATATAAAAGCAAAGCAACCTATCAGTAGTGCGGATGTCATAGTGCGGCCTCCGTTATCTCATTCATGCGGCCTGTGTGCTTGTCGTAGAGAACGGCACAGGCTTTACCAGTCTCTCCGCTGTATCGGTTCTTGATAACCCTGACCCTAGTGGTATTCCTCTCGATTGGGTCTTCATGCTGTGCTGCTCTTTCCAATCCTAACACCATATCAGCCAATTGTCCAATGCTTGCTGAACCCCTTAATTGGGACAGACTAGTAGATGCACCCTCTTCATGGCCTTTGCCCTCTGGCCTGCGGAGATGGGACACCACAAACAAGGCCACCCCTGTCTCTTGCACAATCATTCGCAGCTTGGTCATAATCTCATCAATGGCCTTGCGCTCATCTCCATGATCCTGAGCAGACACCACGATAGACACATGGTCTAGCAGAATGTACTTGCAGTCTAGTCCTTTGGCAAAGTATCGAACCCGATTGATGATGTTGTCGATTGCGGTGCTACCAAAGCAGTCATAAAAGAAAAGCCTATCAGAGCCAAGGGTCTTATCAAAAGCTTCCTTCTTAGCCGATTCTGTTGCCTCAGTCTCTGCCAAGTGCAATGGCTTATTGATCGCCAATGACATTAGAGACAAGGCAGTCCGCTTAACCGACTCTTCGAGGAACATAATCCCGATATTGTCCTTAGTCTCGCAGAGCAACTGCCAAATGACCTCACGAATAAACTGTGACTTACCAAGGCCAGAGCCAGCAGTGACCACCACCATCTCTTGCTGTCTGATACCGCCTGTCATGCCGTTCAAGCCAGCATAAGGATAGTGCGCCTGAGCCTTAGGCAAGGGCTGCATCACCAACTCAAACAACTCAGAACCAGCAACAATGCCATCGGGCACATAAGTCTCTGCTGCCCACCATGCCTTAACGAAGTCCGCAGATTTGTTGTCCTTGAGATAGTCGCAGGCATCCTTGTAAGGCTTGGACATCTTCATGATCTTGACCTTAGAACCGAATAGGTCAGCAACGGCTAGGGCTGCTTCTTGTCCGGGTTCATCAGCATCAAAGGCAAGCACCACAGTCTCAAAGCTGTCGATATACTCAAATTGTGCTTGGCAGTCCTTCACAGCCGACTGTGCCCCATTCTTGATACTAACCACAGGGTACAGTGAGCCGGTCATCTGAAAAGCCGCCAAGGCATCTAATTCGCCCTCACAGATGGTCAGATATTTACCACCGGCAGGATACCGATTCTGACCGAACAAGGTAGCCTCTTTAATGTTGCCTTGAGACCTAAATTGCTTGTCAGCCACTGACCTGATCTTGAAAGCCACCTCAGTGCCTCTGTCATCAGTGTAGGGATAATAATGTTCTGTCCCTGTTTGTCTGACACCATAGGCTTCACAGGTAGCTTTTGTGATACCTCTCTCAGGTATGCTGAGGAATTGACCGCTAATGCCCTTTAGAGGCTCTACAACGGGTTTCTGTGTCATCGGTAGTACCTTACCCCTTCCTTGGTCAGAGAAGCCCTCTGAGAGCGTTTTAGAGGCTTTGTGGCACACAAAACAATAAGTGCTGTCGTCTGAATAGACTGCCCTACCGTCTGAAGAGCCACAATCAGGGCACTCGGTGTGCCTAACAAACCTGTTTTTAGACTGTATTTGCATTGATCCTAATCCTTTCCTGAGCCAATTGATCCAATATTGCCAAGAGGGCAACACAATTGCCAGATTCTGGCTTAGTGCGCTTCAGGGCTTCATAGACATCATTAAGCAAAGTCTCGATATCGGTAGAGCCATGCGCCAATAGGTCAACACAATCAGAAACACAAAACCAATAAATTCTTTCTAAGTCATCATTTTCCATTGAGTGCTACCTTTCTTTATTGTCTCTCTATAGAGT